CAAAAGCAACAGCTGCAGCGGCAGCAGCGAAAGCAGTTTTGATCATTTGTTTTTTTCCTCTATAGAGTGTACATCGCAATCAGGTCTTTCCCAATTGCATGAAGATAATTTATCAGGGTTACGGGCAAAAAGCAAGCCCCCTTGTGCCAGTTTGCCCCCATTCACATTTTGTATTACTTATGACTATAATAAGTATTACTTATCGTTTAACCATTTTTGGCAGATAAATTAGCATAAATGCTAATGACCAAAAGGAAATGAAGACATATAGGTGACTAGCTCTGTGTGGAGAGAAAGTAAACCCCAGAGCGATAATTATAACCCACAAATAGTCTACCATACCATGAAAGGTTTGCCAACCCTCACCGTACTTTTCTATAAGGTTATCTCTTTGCTTTGAGAACCACGGTGATACGTGTCTCATCATGACGAATCCTTCATTGATAAACATGATGAAGAATCCAATCCAAAAAATCATATTGTTTAATTGAGAAATACTAACAGTCCTTTTATGGCAGTATTTCCTGCTACGGAGGAAATCTCTGTGTTGCCTAAAATAGACTTCACTTTATATGTATTAAATCTATCTTTCACCAAAGGTATGGACATTGGAGCACCTGCAACAGTGATATTAGACACACCACCAATGTACTGTTTATAATCTCCAGCAATGATGTGACTAATGTGTCCAGGAGAAACAACTGCTTGGTTTGCTCTAGGATCAAATTGCACTGATGTTTCCTCACCAGCACCAAAGGTCATCTTCTGACCTAAAACAATATCCTTCTTATTAATCTGTGCTGTATTGATAGCACTACCTGCCATTTCAATATCAGACTCGGATTGAATTTTAACAGATCCACCCTTAAGAACTAATTCACTGGTAGCTTCAATAAGAATTTTTTCTGCTCTGATGTGTCTCTCACTTCCTATGCACTGTTCTACATAATCACCATAACAAATAATGTTTAATGCTTGTCCGTCACCTTGTGGTTTCTGGTCATCACCTTCGTTGAATTCTAGATCAACGCGACTTAAATATTGTTGTTGACCACCACCTGCTTTGATGTTCAACTTTCCACTACCAGCACCCTTGTTAGGATCTCTCTTTCCAGTCATGAGAGAAATTCTACCATCACTGTGGAAAGTCATTGCATTGTCGGCATTTAAGGGACCATCAATGCAAAGTGCTGTTGTAAGTTTGTCTGGGAAAGTTCTTTCGTAAATAGACGATCTTGTCTTGTGTCCTTTCCACGCATAACACAGGCGAATACCATCAACCTCTTGTGTTTCATCAGGAGTGGTTGGGGTAGCTAAACCTCCTTGTCTTATACTATCATAGGTTTCTTGTGTTGCAGCTGACATTATCTACACTCCTTATGGACAATCAACATAACGACCTGTACCAATCTTGGTAGCACCAACTCTAGATAGTGCATCTGTATCTAGACATACTAGAGAAGGAAGGAGTTGTGCTCCATATCCACCACCACCAATTACTTTGACATCAGGGAACCCTGTAAAGGTTTTTGTTCTGTCAAGCATTCTAGCACCAATTACAAATCCTTTTTCATCTAATATAGCTTCTGCCAATCCTTTTTCATTATTGATAAAGATATCTGGTTTTGATAAGTATCCTACTCCAAATTTAACGGCAGTAAAAGAGTCAATAATACATCTCTTATCATTATCATCAGAAAGATTCTTCTTATATCCAAATCCAGGAGAGAGAACACGAATCTCTGTCAAGAATCCTTCTCCATCCAGAAGTGCTAGTGCAGTAGCACCAAATCCATTACCACCAACAAAGACATATGGTGGTTCTGCCCATGGATCACCTGGGTCATCAACAGGAATTTCAATGATTCCTCCATTGTCATCTGTAATTACATCACCAATATTAACAACAGGTGGTTTAAATTCCTCAAAGACTGTTTCTGGAGTATCACCAACACCCTCATCAAAATCAGGGATGGTCAGATCATCCTTGTCAACAATCAATACGTCAACTGATGCTCCCCTTCCTGTAATTGAAAAAGTTAGAAGTTCTTGTTCCTCTACGACATCATCTTCTGCAATACCAACAGTAACTGTTGCTTGATTATCCTGAATTACAAATTCACCTACTAGAGATCCACCAATAATGTCATCAGAAGTAATTCCATTACCAGACAGATTGTAATACAATATAGTACCGTTATCTACGTTGGTAGTGGTAATAGTATAAACGATAAACTGATCTTCTGGACATACTGACCTGTTAGCAGTTACCGCATAAGTTTGTATTACTGTTGTATCATCAGTGCCATCTCCAGTATCTCCACCATCAGTACCATCTCCACCGTCTCCAGTATCAGGTGTGGTAACTTCATCTACAGGAACCTCAATATCATCAATTGGATTTGTAGATGGTGGTCTATATGGATCGTAAGGTTCTTTTAGATCAACTGGAATAATATTACACCTAGCAGTATTAGCTATGAATAGTGTTTTAATTCCACTGCCTTCACCAGGACTATTCTTTGTAATTTTTACATAAAAATCTTCTTGGTCTCTTTCAGTTGCTGGATCACCAAAGGTTTGAATATTTACATCTTTACTAGTTTCTTGTGGTTGGAAACCAATGATAGTATCAATAGGTAAGAAATCCTCATCAGGTGTTGCTGTACCTTGTGTTAATGTTTTAAATTTTACCGATGAAGCGGTTGATAGATCTCCAGAACGAGTAATAGTAAATACTGCAGTATCTCCTCTGGTTACTTTTATATCTTCAATATTGTATGTAATTTTCGGTTTCTTAGTTCCTCCTCCTCCACCGCCTGGCAATGGAACACCGCCAGTGAAACCAACTGTAGTTGCAGATAATGGGTTGCCAGTATATGCCTCTTCACAAACATACTGTGTATAATCACCAGGAGTATCACCAAATAAGTTATCAATACTTCCTAATAGATTATCTAAGAAGTCCTTATCCTTATCATCTTTTTTCTTCTCACCATTTGTACATACTTTCTTGTACTTGTTACATGTTTGATCAGGACCAGAACAAGAAATTCCTAGAAGTTTAAGTACAAAGTTAACAGCTTGTCCAATAATATTTAAAGGAGCGGCAATCGCACCGAGAATATCTTGTAGAGGTCCTAAAATATCACCAAGAATATCATTGATAAACTGATTGATCTTTGAAATAATTCCATTTACAAATTCGTCAATATGACATACAGCAGCACGATATACTTTATTGACATAACTCATCAATACATTAGTCAACCAGTCTGACAAACGTTCACCTAGATCTGCCATTTTACAACCTAGGTCTTTCAAAGCATTATTAAAGAACTCTGTTACTGGAGTTAATCTGTTACCCTTATCATCTGGTGCTAAAAGTGCTTTGACCAATGCATCTACTGCATCTTGAAGTAATTTTTTAATATACCCCTTTACTTTAGCTACAAATTCCGTGACAACACGTTGTGCTTTATTAATGTAGTCTCTTGCTGTAGAAACTGCACTGTTTACACCACCAGTGATTTTATTAGTATAGAAATCTCCAATATTTCCACCATTATCCTGTATATCCTTTAACATCTGACCAACGATAGTGGTCATCTTTGTTTTCAGATCTTGATCTTTACATTTTTCAGCAACACTCTGACACCACTCTTCTCTCTTGACTCTTTCGCCAGGTCCTGGTGGTACTGGTACATCTTCTACTTCAGGTTCACCATCATCTTCTGCAGGTCTCTTTCTTCCAGTAGGAAGACCCGCTCCTGTTCTAGCACCTTTCTCAGATGTACTAGAAGTTTCAGAATCTCCTGCTTCAGTAATTTCTTCTACACCATCCTTATAAGGATCTGGTAGATACTCAGCATTAGTTCCAGTAACAAATGCTGGTCTATTTGGTCCTGGTGTGTTAACTATTCTAGTTGCACCAGGAGTTTGACCGATAGAACCCATGATAATGGGTTTTTGTTTATCACCGTCAATATAAAATCCAACTACCCAACAACCTTCAATCAACTGGGAACATGAACCGCCAACGTTACCTGGCATGAATGGCGCAGTAACTGGCATCATCACATTTGCCCATGGCAAAGCAGAAGTAGGAAGAACATCCTTACTACCAGGATGATCTCCTACAATTCTTACCTTATAACGAAGTCCACCTTTATTGTTCTTATCGTCATCTGTAGTAAGTTCTACTTGTCCAACCCACCAAGGAAAACCATCGTCTCCTATACGGTGAGTGGGCATCAATCGTGATAATGCCTCATCCATACTTAATCCTCATAAACTAGGCACTCAGGTTCTGATGGATTTTGATCACAATAGAGTTCTAAGTATGATGGATCGTGATGATCTCCTGCCTCAATCTCTTTTTTATGGTTCTCAACATATTCTTCCAAATCATGTAGTTCGCCCTCAATGTGACGACGCATCTGTGGATTTGTAGTTGGATCTTGAAGAATCTCTTTGTCCTTCTTGATATGCTCTTCGATGTTGTCCATAGGTAATTACCTCCTTTAGTTATTTATTTGCTATGTGCTGATACTTTTTTCTTTTCTCCGTAAGAATCTCTTATTAAACGTAGTGTAGTAAGAAATCTTCCATTGCTGCCGATGCTAGTGTCGTAGCTATGAGTAACTGATTCAATTAGATACTGTCCGCTACTTTCTGGATCATAAATTTGAGTTAATCGTCTTTCATCTGGCAACTTGCTTATTAGTCTAACATTAATTCTGTCTCCTGCACAAATTTCAGCATTTCCTGGTATAACGATACTACATTGTTGACTCTGTAATAATCTATATCTAGTTAAGGACTGTGCTGTCACGTATTTTTGCCAATCAGCAAATTGCGTAGGTTTCTTTGATTTGTCTCCTGGTTCAGGCGAAGCAGGTTCAACACTATTAGACCATGACTCATGATCTAAGAAAACAGACATCACTCTAGCAGGATAATCAGAAAGTTCTTTATCTTTAACAGGTATCAATGTTGCCTTGTCTTGCCCTCCTAGATGTGCCATATTGTCGTAACTTTGAGTCAGTTTATACTGATACTCCTCATACTGACCAGTTGAGTGGTTGAAGAATACAATAAGAGAAGAGTATTTGCCTCTTCTCAAAGAATCCATCATATCAATTTCGGATCCAAACAGAGATTTTTTGATTGTAAATCTATCGTCTGCACCGTCATCCATATTTCCAAGTCTTTCAGTATATGGTTCGTCTGGTTCAGAACCCCATGCTTTCACTTTTAATCTATCTGATTTTAGAGGACTTTTATCATCGGCACACATAGAATCAACTGCAAAGAAATTATACCCTCTACGTGTCTCCCAGAATAAAAATCCACCACTTCCCTTAAGTTCTTGAGCAGTTTTGTTAGTGTTCTTTGAATTAGTGCCTTCAAACGTAGCTTTAGGAGAAACACATTTTACTGCTAGTTTTGCAGCTAAATCAAAAGGTCTCAATTTAGGGGGAATCATTCTAACATCAAATAATGAAGGTTCTGAAAAGAATTCCTTTTGAGTACCAATATATTCCGAACTTTTCAAAACTTTTTTAATAATAGCCTCAGGATTTCCCTCCATCAATACATTGACTCTTGTAATTTCATTTTGCAGTGCTTCTGCAGATACTAAACCAAGAGTGTATGTTTGTTTTGTTT